TTTAGAACAGTATTAATATCCCTTTCAGCCTTTTTTTGTTCTAGTTCCTCATTCCATACATAACCTATTTCTGTACAATAAATCTTAGCTAACTCAATAGAAGCAACAACGCTATCTGATAAGTCTTTCCCATAATAACCCATCTTTGATTTTTCCCAGTCATCATTATCAAGGTCAATCCAAGAGGATTCCACATGTCCTATCTTCAGTTTATTACTAAGATCTTTCTTTTGAACAAGAGATTTAAGATTATTCTTCATAACAAGATTTCTACCCATCTTAATATTTCTTGTCTGTAGTAAGTTAATAAAACTCATATAAGGTTCTGTAGTTCTATCTACAGATAGATTTATAACATCCACCCCTGCTCTTATTAAAGCTTGTCTGCTAGAGTCGGATTGGAACTGGTCAAAAGAAACAATCTTACAATTAATATGACCATAAGTAATCATATCAATTATAAGATACTTAAAAGCATCCAAATTTATTTCATCTTTTTGTGTACTCATAATTGATAAGGAAAAATCAACAACATAGACATTCTCCCCCTTCAAATTATGTTCAATATGACACATTGATATTGCGGCCATATCATGTTTTTTTGCTAAGTCAATAGATATAAACCTTTGAGCATTTGGGTTCCTATAAAATTCATACATGTTGTTCTTACCAAGACTAACAAAGAATTTCTTTTTTACAATATCCCAAAGCATTCCTTCAGGAGGTAGACTTGCAGGAGCATGTTCATATCTATAGAAATTTTTAAGATAGGGAACGAAAGCATCTTCAATCATGTCATAGTTTGTTATGAGTTTTGCATCCATTCCTGTGGGTATACCAGCATAGTTCTGAATAACACGAGCAACATTATTCTCTGCTAGTCTTTTAATATCATCAGGGATATAAATAACTTTATCAACATCATAGTCTTTAACCTCGGGGAGTGTGAGAATCTTAGGAGATTTTGAGGCATCTCCCACATAAACAGGGAACACTTTGCTCTTATCTTTCTCATAGATAGGGAAAAGATCAGGCTGAAAATCCCATTTGTACCCACTGAAATTTAATACCTCTGGATCTGTTTTGTATCCTTCATACATGTAAGAATCTATTTTTGAAGACATATCACGAGGGGAACTATCAAGGATTCCTCTAGCCATATAATGATTACCAAATCGAGAGAAGACTCGTTCTTTCAAGTCTGTATAGATTCGCCAAACAGCTTCATCAGTAAAACCATGTTCAATAAGATAAGTAATTTCCGTAACACTAAAACAAGTAATAGTATATCCTAAAAAGTGAGTTACATCAGAACAAGCTACGAAATGATAATCTCCTACACGCATAAAAGCTCTACCAGTAGTAGCTGTTGTCCAGTATAAAGTAGACCTGTCTTCTTTCATCTTTGAAAGAAGTTGCTCCTCCATTTTTACTCTTTTAAACTTTGGGCTAACCCCCATCATGTTAGTCATTGGAGTAAGAATCAAGTCTTTAGCCATATCCAAATTTAAAGAAACAGAAGCATCAGCAATTAAAGAATGTGGAGACTTTTTTAAATATCTTTTCCAATCCTGTAGATAGTATAGCAAAACAGTAACATATAGTTTTACCAATACAGTAAAAGTTGACTTTCCAACACCAATAGGTGCCGCCGCATTTAATATTCTATAAGGTTTAGTCACATCAAAAAATTCTATAAATTTTTCTTTAATATAAGGATAGATGTTTTCACTGGTTGCACCTAACCATTCTTCAGAAAGAAATTCAGCAGGAGTAGGTGGTTTATAGTAATAATTAACTTTCCAAAGATTATTCATAGTGTCATATTTCTGACCATCAGACATCTTATTATCACCAAGAATAATTTTTAAAGCGGAGTTTATTTCCTTTACATCAGCAGTAGTAAATATTTCTGAATCAATTATTTCTTTTAGATAGTCTTCTTCTTGTAACCTACCATCCTGAATAGTAGGATGAGCTATTAAATCTTTAGTCATATCAGCTAAAGAAGCTATTTCATTTTTTGATAACATGTAAGTATAGTTACAGAAATAAAAATAGTCCTTTTCTGCAAAAGGACTCTTTAAGAAGTTAACTATTTATATTTTATTTTTTACTTTGCGAAAGAGGGCTTCCTACCAACAATAAAGTTTACAATCTCTTCTTTTTCAGGAACCTTACCATTTCTAGTAAGGGAACCTTTAATATAATCTACAGTATCCTTTTTAATTTGAGCACTGTCATTATCATTGAAATACCCATCTTTATCAAGGTCTTTCATGATAGGATCAATAGCCTTTTCAACATCAGCTTGCTCAGCATCAGCAGTATCACCTTCCATCTTTAAGATTAGGTTATTATAACGATCACCCTCATTTAAAACCTCAGTACCTTCAGATAATAGAATTCCTTCTACATAGTATTTCTTTGTTAATGTCATAAGTAGTCCTCTATCAAATAGTTAAATAAAAATAAAAAGGTTCTTTTAATACAAGATTAAAAGAACCTAGTTACTTTATTTGTTACTCAGCGAAACTAGCTCCACAGAAGGGACAAGAGCTAAAGGAATTTGGGATCGAGCTTTCACAAGAGCCACACTCAACATCAGCATCTTCAGAGAACTTAATCTCATCATTTTCCATGTTGATACCAATAATCTTCTTCTTATCTTCAGGAGATAGATCGCTAAGACCACCAAAATGATCATAGGCTTCAGGAGGAATTACAAACCCTACTGCCTTTTTTGTTACCTTAGTAGCTTTTGGGGCAGGGGCAGATTCCTGTGGTCGAACCTCAACTTCTCCGGGCAAATCCTCAGAAGAGGACTCGTCAGAGTCAGAGTACTCAGGCTCTTCAGCAGGAGCACTAGCAGAAGAAGAAACAGGCTTACTATTAGTAAAATTATCCTTCTCTTCATTCTTAGTCTTTTCCTTGAGAGCGGCAATTTCTGCGGTCTTTAGAGCAGTAAGTTCATCTACAATAGTAGTACCATACTTTGCATCTACTTCCTTTAGGAACTTGCCAATCTTAGAAAGAATGACTGCGGCAGGAGTTACCTGTGAAATGAAGGGAATGTCTTCAAGAACATACCTCTCATAAGCTTCTTCCTCTTCAGTTAGATATCCATCTACAATAAACTTATTGTAGTCAATATTCTTTCCTTCCTTAGTACCAAGGTTCTTAATAGGAGTAACCTCTTCCTTCCAATAAACTACATAATTAGTTTTCTCATTAGGACGAGTCTTCTCATTATATCGGTGAATAACGAAATCTACCTCATCGAAATGATGACCAATCTCAGAGCACTTCCTATTCCAAATATCCTTATAAAGACCCTGTGTAAGACCTGTAGTATAGAACTTCTTTCCATCCTTTTCACGAAGATCCCATGCTACCATCTTAGTATGCTTATTTTCCTTACACCATGAATCCTTACGGTCGATGGCATTAAAGAGAACAAACTTCTTGGGGAGCATACCCATATCAAAGGGGTTGTTAGTATTACCATTGGTAAGGAATTTCTTGAGTAGAGGACAACCTTCATTCACATACTTCTTCTTCTTGTCTTCCTCATTATACTCATATTTTGCTAGTTTGGTAAGAAGCTTGCGGAGGGGCCAATCTCGCTCTGGACTCCAAGTACAATTAAAATAAGAATCATCATCAGCCCTCATAAGTGACCTCTCCACAAGAAGAGGATCAGTAGGTGCTGAGCGTGTCTCAAGGCTATTACCTACGAGACGAATTACCTGAGTAGAATTCTGTGTTAGAACTACATGCTCAAACACTGGAATGTTTTGGGGAGAGTAGCCTCCCTGATTTAGTTTAGCCGCTTCTCGTGCGGCTACGGCCTTTTCATACCGTGCTTTTCTCTCTTCTGGTGTCATAAGTTAATAACTCCTCTTGGCTTTTGGCCTATTTAATTTTCCCTTTTGGGACTTTTATACTTTATATTACATATGCTAATTTGTCAAGTAGCTCACTTATAGAAGGGATACCAACGAGGTTCAAACCATAGAACATGGCCTTCTCTATCAATAGCCATCTTGATGATAAAGAAGCCTACATGAGCGGCTAATCTCTTATATCTCATCCAAGCAGACTGCTTCTGCATACTACCAAGACTTACAACTTGAATGTTTCTCTCAAAGAAATAACCCTGCTTATGTGTATGAGAACAGAGTAATATAGCAGGTTTCTCCCCACCAGAAAGACTCTCTACAATCTTCTGAAGACGATAAGAAGTGGAGTAAGAACTAGCATCTTCTCCATGCCAAAGCTTAATCTTACAGTTACCAACTACTACGTCACCTTCATGCATTCCTAGATAATGAGCATTAGGAAGCTTCTCACATATATCCTTTACAATATTTGCTCCAATATCTCCCTTCTTCATATACCAAAGATCATGATTTCCTGATATCATATAGATAGGCTTTTTCCAAGGACTAAGGCATCTGATAGCCGCATCTTTCTGTTCCTGATAACCCATGTGAGTTAACTCATAGACATGACCATCTCGACCACTCATTCCTTCAGTAACATCTCCACCATGAACAATAAAAGAGCAACCCTGCTTTTCAAACTCATCAAGAGCCATCTTAATAAATGACTCGTCAGTATATTGACTACCAATATGAGTATCACCAAAAGCTCCAAAAGTAATCTCAGTGCCTTCAAAACTATAAGATTCCTCTTCAAAGGTAGGGATAAAAGAAGGGGATTGAAGCATTTGTTTTAGTTCAATATCTGAATACTTCTCAGCAATCTTTTCAAGAAGCCTATTCTTTGGAACATCAAAGTCCTCTACAGATTTAGGAGCTTCAAAATTATTAGTGAGTCTTCGATAGCGAGAAAGAGTATTATGACTAATATCAAATTTCTCTAGAGTTGCCTCTTCCCCAAAATCCTTACTATAAGCAACAATTTCATTAGCTCTCTGCTGTGATGCTGGCATTATTATTATCTCCTTTTAAAAGTTCAGCCAAGATATCAACTTCTCTATGAGGGGGTTGAATTCTTTTAGTATCCACCCTGCCAATAAGATCAAGAGAATCATATATGATTCTTAACTTGTTTGGCTGGTATTTACATTTTATTTCTATTGTTTTCATATCTAGCGCACTAATGTCCGCCGACTCTATAAGATTCCAATTAAGAAGTAAAAGTTCTTCCTCTTTACGGATCTTCTCAATCCATCCTAGATCAAGGTAGTCTAGCTTATTTTCTAAGACTGCTCTAATAAATTCAGATACATGATTATACCTCTTTAAGATGTCTAGGAAGTATACTCTTGGAAAATAAGGTAAAGCGGCTTTAATGTTATCAGAAATATCACCATAAAAACACTTAAAGAAACATAGATTAGAGTAAGTAGCTTCAAACCCATACTCCTCAAAAAAGTCCTCTGGATTATAAATCCTTTTGTTTTTTAGCTGATGAACATCATCAGAAAGAGAGCGAAACCAATCTGCGTCATCAGAAATCATAAGGGTTTTGGAACCAGCAGGAATATAGGTCTGAATTAGATTTGTTACATAATCATCTGCTTCAAGAAAAGAAGCCCTGAAGATAGAAGCATTCTCTCTATAATTGCGAAGGATTAGTTCAAGATGATCAAGCTGTCTATAAAACCAACTAGGCTGTTCTGTTCTTGTTTTCTTGTAGTTTTCGTTTAGAGATTTTCTATACTTCTGAATAGACGTTCTGGAATTATCAAAGAGCCAGTAGATAGTAGTATCATCTCCTGCACCATATTTTTTTAGATAAAAGTCTACAAGAGCCAGAAAGATAATGATACCTTCTGTGTGGCAAACTTCAGTATTAAGTTTTATAATCCTCTCTTCAGAACTAAAAGTAGAGCGATACATAAGATTATAGACATCAACAATAAAGACATCATATTTTATGGGGTCATCCATTAGAGCTTATCCTTCAAGAAATCATATAAGAACATTCTAAATTCAGGTGAAATAATAATTTCTTTTTCAAAATCATCAAAATTTTCAAACTCACCAAACATTTGCATCCTATATTTTTTGCTCTTGCACATAATATATAGTTTAATTTTCAATATTAGTTTTTTCATTTTGGTTCCCAACCTCATACATAAGCTTGCTAATACTTGGGAAAATCTTACTTGTTTCAATATTATTTTCCCACATCTTCTTCATAAATAGTTCAAGTGGTTGATGCAATTTATATTTGTAGGTCTTCTTATCTTTAAAGTTGAGACAATCAATCTCATTAGTTCTATGGTGGATTCTAATTATTTGATAAAGATCAGTAACAACAGTCTTTCGTAGTTTTAGAGCTTGCACAAGAGAATACTGTCCTGACTCTACTAGTTGATCCACTTCTTCTTTATCATAGAGAACAGATTCAACCGAATGAATAATAGGATAATACTTCTCAAGGAAAATCTTAACATTTCTTATCTGTTCCTTCTTTTCAAGAAGAGGGTTAATAAGAAACTCCATATGGTCAATAACTTTGTTTTGTTCATTAAGAACTACTACAGACACCATACCTGTCTCTTTCACAATTTTTACATCTAAGTGCGCAGGACACTTGCTAATAAAATTAGAAAAAGTAGGAATGAAATCCTCTAAATAGGTGCTTAAAGATACAGTATAATCATACATCATAGGTATTTCCTCCTTAGTTATTAATTATTTTGCCTAGGAGAATATACTCATTGGCACTAGGCTGTAGTCCATAAATATTAGCAGAGGTAGAGCAATAGAGGGTAATCTCCTCAAGCTGGTTAATATATCCCTTCCCTAATATATCAATGAGGGTATCTGTGTTAAAAAAGAAGTCAAAAGCAGTTAGATCCCCATCACATGACTTAATATTAATTTTTACCTTGTTGGTGTCTACTTCAATATAAACACAAGCTTCTTCTGGTTCATAAAAGATATGAGCACAATTGTTAATCTTAAACTTTGAATAATAATAAATGTAGTTTAAACCTTCTAGAAGAGAAGGCAAATCAAAAGTAATATTAACACTAGAAAAGAGAGATTGAAGCATTCTGTCAAACTTTTCATCATAGATAGGGAGGTAAGAACTCTTCTCAACATTAGAAAAAATGAGAGATAAGGTTCCGTCAGTCATCATTAGAGACTTTTCAGACTTGTAAATTGAAGTTAACTCGGGATTAATAAAAGACATGTAACGAAGAACAAGAGAATTAAGGATAGCCTCATATTCAAAATTAACATTCTTATTGAGGTAAATTCTCATCATAGATGAGGAAGCAATAGAGTTATTCTTAATGTGTAAGGACTGATACTGTGGGTTAGTATCATCAGGATTTACGAAAAGGGTCGCTTTATTAATGGTTGTCCATAGAAGAGGGGAAAACCTAAAATAAGGATTAAAATCAAATTTCTGTACAAAGACAGCCTTAATAGAATTTAGCATATATATGAACTTTTCATTAGTATTAAATTGACCTGTCTTTGAATTAACCTTATAGGAATGATCATCAAAAAGTTCAATTGGTTGCTTCTCGGAGAATTTCAGAACATGTAGGAATTCACCCTTGGGAATGATTAGAATATTACCTGACCCTTCAAGCTCAAGTCCTAGTTTCATAGCAATGTTTCCATTGGTAAAGTACATGCATTTATCCATAGGATCTATGAAAAAATATTCTTCTTGAACATTTTTTGTAACAGTAATTGCATTCAGCATTTTCCAGTAATCAGTGAATAATTTCTTAGTGTGTAATAGCATCTTAGATTCTCCATTTATTAACTATTATATAATGAATTTAGAATTCAGTCAAGAGGCTATAACTCAAATAGATGACTTCGCTAATCAGATAGTCTTTGTGTTTTGTATGCCTTTCAATGAGAGCTTGTATAGTTATGGAATCAATTCTATAGAGAATCTTCATTACATTGATAGGAATGAGCTTAATAACATTTTAACAACCCTTTCTGGTAGCTATTTCAGAACAGAATACCTTACTACTCATTTTAGAAAATTTATTTATGTCAAAGATAAAAATGAGTATATGGAACTCAATGAAGAACAAAACCCTGAAGAAATGGTAACATTAGTAAAGAAACAATTAGATTTAAATGTTAAGGAAGTTCCTATTACAAACCCTCTCTTAAAGATAATGGATAGCCTTAAACAAAAGTTAAAAAAATAATAAAAAGTTATTTATTTTTTAAGTGTTCTCCTCTTTTTGTTCCCTCCATAAAATTTTCAGTAATTGGTTGATTAAGAGTTTCATATATATTAACTTTCTTACCTCCTCTTCTTTCTACTTTAATCCAATTATACTTTTCAAGTCTTTTTAAACTTCTAGAAATAGCTGTATTGTATAATCCTAAAAAGTCAGCTATAGTAGATAGAGAAGGATAAGCATTTTTATTAGTTCCCTGAATCATACTAAGATAGCAATAGATAATAATATCATTTTTAGCCAATCTCTTATCTCTCATCATATTTGCTGGTATTCTTCCCCAAGACTCTATAGAATCCATACACACTCCCATTTTTTAGGTGTCCTCATCATGAAGGCAGAATATATCCTAGAAGGTAATAAAATGTCAAGTATGAGTTATAATACATGATACTAGATGAGTTATAATACATGATACTAGTGTGTTATAATACATGATACTAGTGACTTTCTAGCAATTCTATATACTATAAATAATAAAACACCATTTTTGAGAAGTACAAGAAGAAGATTACAAGAAGAGAGATTACAAGAGAGCTAATCTAGTACTTTTTAGCTCGCAAGCTCGCTAAAAAGTACTATTGGTAATCCGGGGTTTCACCCCGGTTTACCGATTAAAGTTTGGTTTAAGAAGAGTTAAGAGGTTAAGAAAAAAGTAAAAGCTATTGACTTATTATAAAAAATTGTATAATATCTATTATCTAAAACTATAAGGTAGTAATAATATCTTTATATTAAAATGGAGTTTTAATGATTAACTTACCAAAAGAATATGAATGGGTAGATTTATCTGATCCTAATTTTAATAAAGCTCTTGAGCTTATATTACATTCTGATCAAAATCTTAATATTATAGGATGTGCTGGAAGTGGTAAAAGTACTCTTCTTAAACTGGCATACTCTTTATTAGGGGATCAGACAGTAGTTTTATCTTCTACAGGTATATCAGCCGCTAACTTATCTGCTAGAGGAATAAAAGGTAGTACTATTCACTCTTTCTTTAAATTACCTCCTCTTAATATCTTTCCTGATTCTATAGGTAAGAACAATAGAGTATTAGAGGATATCCTTGTTAATATTGATACTATTCTTATAGATGAAGTTAGTATGGTTCCTGCGGCTCTAATGGATAAAATGCTTCAGCTTCTTTATGAATATAGAACCAATCATGATATGGATCTTCCAAGAGTTATTTTATTTTCAGATATTCTACAACTTCCTTGTATTGTAGATAAAGATAATCCTGATGTTTATAGTTATTATGAGAAAATGTATGAGGGTAATACCTTCTTTTTTAATAGTGTATTTTATCAACAACATGATTTTATGACTATTAATCTTAATCATATTTATAGACAGAAAGATACTTCATTCCAAAATATTCTTAATAGGATTAGGCAAGGTACTCAAACCAATGAAGATTTACAGATAATTAATCAGCAAGTTATTAGTGAGGAAGAATATTTTATTCATAATGAACTTTATATTTATCTTGCTTCTACTAATGCAGTAGCTGATTCAATTAATGACTCTTACCTAAGTACCTATCCCGGAATGCCTAGACAATATAAAGGTTATACTACTGGAAGATTTGATCTGTCAAAAATTCCTCAATTATCAAATTTAGTTACTTTAAAAAAAGAAATGCAGATTATGTGTCTAAAAAATAATAGCGAAAATGGCTATCAAAATGGTACTCTAGGTACTATTGAAGATATGTATTATGACTCCATAAAAATTAATACTAAAAATGGTAGAACTAATGTAGTAAGAGAAAATTGGGATCAGTATGAGTATGGCTATAATGAGATAGCTAAAGAAGTTATTGCAGAAAAAGTAGGTACTTTTAACCAGATAGCCGCTAAACCCGCCTCAGCTATCACTATCCATAAGTCTCAAGGTTTGGAATTTGATAACGTTTATATAAATTTAGGATTTGTAACTCAAGGTCTTACCTATGTTGCTCTCTCTCGTTGTAGAACATTAGAAGGCATTGGTCTAGATCACCCCATTCGTCATACAGATATAAGAGTGGCTAGAGAAGCTTTAGACTTCCTAGAGAAGCAAGGAGTGTAAAATGAAAGTTTTAGTTGATATGGATGGGGTTCTAAATGACCTTGGTATTCAAGTTGTAAATAAGATTATAGATAAAGGATATAAGTTTGATCCTGCTTATGATTATAAGTATCATCTTGAAGGTGGTATTCTTGACTCTAAGGGGGTTAGACTACCCGAAGAAAAGCAGAAGGCTATTCTAAAAGATATTTTCTTTAATCAAAGTTTTTGGAGAGGGCTAAACCCTCTACCCGGTTCTCAAGATTGCCTAAAATGGATAAATGATAGCTATGATGTTTCTATTGCAACAACCCCCTTTAGATTTACTGATGATTTTAAAGGATCAAAAATAGCATGGCTAGAACTTCATTATCCTTTTATTAAAACTTCTCAAGTTATTTTCTCTGCTGAAAAGTGGAAACTTGATGGAGATGTTATTATTGAGGATAAAGCAGAAACCTTAGAGGAATGTAAAAAAGTTGGAATGGTTACTATCGCCTATGATCAGTTATATAATCTTGACTGCCATTGTGACTATAGACTTGAGGAATGGGATATAAATACATTAAAACAAATTTTTGGAGGTTTAGAATGATTGTAGCTTTTACAGGATTTAAACGAAGTGGTAAAGATACTTGTGCAGATTTCCTTGTAAAAAATTATGGGTTTGTACAGTATAGCTTTGCAGATACAATGAGGTCTTTTATTAAGGATACTTTTCTTTGGGATGACGATTGGCTTGAGAATCATAAAGAAGAGGTTGACCCTAGATGGGGTATTACCTATAGAGAAGTAATGACCATTCTTGGTACTGAATGGATGCAGTTAGACTTATGTGAGAGATATCCTCTCTTTAAAGAAACTACAGGAAGGAATGTTTGGGCCAAAAGATTTACCTATAAATTTCAACAAGATCCTACTGTAAACTATACTATTAGTGATCTTCGATTCCCTCATGAGGAAAAGGTAATTCGTGATCTTGGTGGTGTTATTATTCGTGTAATGAGGAAGAGTACAAAGGTATCTGCTCACTCTTCTGAAGCTCATATTGATGAAATTTCTTTTGATGATATCATTGATAATGATGGGTCTATTGAAGATTTACATTGTGCTTTAAAAAGAAGTCTATCTACACTAAAGATTATTTAACTATCTTGGTATGAAGTCGGCTAAATATTTATATATTGAAGGGTTAATTTTAGATTCTCATCTTCTAGAACTAACTCTTCCTGAATTAAGAAAACAAGATAGATATCTCTCAGATTTTACAAAAGCTACAAAAGCAGAGCGCCGAATAATTCAAGGAAGTGCATCTAGTAATACAAAATTTTGGACTTGTGAGTTAAACCCTACAGATGGTAGTGTATTATTCTCTTTTACTACTGAGGCAACAGAAGGAAAACTTCAAAAAGAATATGATCCCAAAACAGGGAAAATGAAAACTTCACATAAGATTCAAGTAACAACCGAACCTAAATTTACAGTAAACCCTGGAACAGATACAAAAGTTTCTAACCCAAGTAACACTTATGATGTATACATACTTGTGCTAGATGTACTTCCAACAAAAAGAAGTCAAGGTCTTATAACTAAAATAAATCCTGATAAGAAACCTATAACTAACAAACTTTTAAAACAATTATTTGAAATTGCAGATATTAAAATTCATAGTCAAGATCCTAGTTTCCATTTCCAAGGATTTCAATATTGGTTAGATCAGGCAGGTGGTTCCATTTATCCAGAAGGAAGAAAGCCCCAAAAATGGGATAAGATACATGGTAATGGGAAGCTTCTTACCAAACATTTAGCTCAATTAATGGATGCCCTAGATTTCTTTCTTAATCAAATGGCTTCCTCATTAAATAACCAGTTAAAAAAAGCTGGATATTTTAACAAGCCTACTCCACCTAAAAAACCCAGTACTCCTAAAAAAGCTACTGATACTAAAGCAGAACCTAAAAAAGATAATAAACCTGTTACTAAAGATGACCTTGACAAAGATCAGGAAAAAGATGTAAACTCAGAAGTTGATAAAACCTCACCAGAGGAAAATGAAGAGGAGAAAACTAATGAGCATCAAGATGAAGACCAAAAAGCGCAGACTGATGGAGAAGCCACAAGTGAAGATGAATCCCAAGAAGATGAAACTTCTGAAGAAAGCCTTCAAGAACCGAAAGCGAAAGGAAAAGAGATTCGCAATAAAGACAAAGATGTTTAGTATGAAAAACAACATTAAGTAGGAGATTTACTAATGAATATTCCATTTACACTGTTAACAAGACTATCAGGAACCCATGTCTCTGATTTAGATATTACTAGTTCTTTTACTTTTAAGAATAAGAAAGAAGATATTATCTCTCTTGATTCCTCTACAGCAAAGACAGTAGACCTTTCTATTATTGATAATCTAAAGGTAGTAATTCTACAATCTGATTCAGATTTCACAGTTACCTTCTCTAAAGATTCAGTAAACTTTACTCTTACAGTAGCTGATGGAATTCCTTGCATTCTACCTATTAGCAACACAGACATTGAAGGTGCTAGTATCCTTGTTTCCACTCTTAGTACAACTGAAATTCTTGTAAAAATTCAAGCTTATGGTGTCGAAATTGCTTGACAAGGTTGATAGTATTTAGTATATTTAAACTATCAAGATTAAGGAGGGTGCTATACATGGCATCAATTATTATTAAGTATGTGTTCGATAAGAGTGTTCGGGACATGGTTGAGGATAAGGTTGATGAGAAAGGACGGACTTGGATTCGTCTTAATCGTGGCCGAAAGATTGGAGTAGTTGTTGCTCTTGGGAAGGATAAGATTGGCTTTAGTAGCTGTGTTTATCCTGATGAGTTCAACAAAGATGAAGCTCTTAAGAGAGCTATTGACCGAGCAAACGGAATTGTGGAAACTGGAATTATCCCCCACAAGGTTCGTAAAGATTATGACTGGGTTGTAGCTCGCGCTCAACGTAAGAACTGGGATAGTAATTAGTATTGTAAAGTGGCCCCTTCTTCTAGCGGTTAGGAATGTGGACTTTCAATCCATCAATAGAGGTTCAACTCCTCTAGGGGCTATAAGGAAAGATAGTAAAACCTTTGCTTCTCTTTTCCTCCACAGTAATGCCACAGTGTAGCCTCCTTCACTGTGGCATTACTGTTTTAAAGCTATTGACAGCATTTATTAACTATGATATTCTGTACAAAGGAAGAAACATGAAAACACAAAAAGAAATATTTAATGAATGGAAGACAGCTAGTAAGTCTCTAGCTAGTCTTAATTCTATTATCCAGAATCCTATCCCTGATAATCTCTCTGCGGAAGATAAAGAAAAGCTTAAAAAAGATATTGAATTTTTTAGAAAACAGCTCTTTTCTTATCAGATAGTTCTTAATAAGCTATCTATGGACATAAGTTCTCTCTTTGTAGAGAAGGGTATTCTATGAAACTAGATCAACAAGAACAAGAGACTATTGAAATTTTACGAAATCTTTCAGGAGAATCTGTAGAAAGAATTAATAATATTCTTCTTGCACTTATGATTTATACTTTTTTAAATTACTCAACCGGAGAAGATGTTCTTGTACCTTATTTTGGTAAGTTTCTTCTAAAGAAGGAATCTGATACTAAAGCTACTGATGTAAAAGGATTTTTTCTACCTTCTGATTATGTGAAACAAAATATAAAAATGTATGAAGAGATGAAAAAAGGTAATTGTGCTATTGAAGATATTCCAATTTTTAAGTATTATAAAGCTGAGAATAGTAAAACTCTCCGAGCTATTATTAATGATGAGGAGCTACAGAATTGATTGACTCATTTGATTGGAGAAAATTTATTGATCCTTTTAAACCTTGCCCCAATTGTATTGAAGGCTTTGTAATTTCTGAAACAGAAGCTCATGAGTGCTCCTGTCGAAGTACCTATCTAAAAAATCTACGCTATGTAATGGGCTTAATCCAGTCAAATCTAGTCGCTGAGAATTCTTCTATTGAGAATGTAGAAAACATAAAAAACTATTCTTTTAATGATTATGGTGGGCCAGATGAATCTGGAAATTTAAAAAAACTTAAATCATTCATTAAAAATTTTGATTCAAAATATTCTTCCACTAATTTATTCTTTTCAGGTTCTCCCGGTACTCAGAAAACTACTGTCGCCAAACATATAGCTTCCGAGCTAATTAAAAATAGAAAGACCTGTTACTATATTCTTGCTAATACCCTTATCGAATATATAAATGATGCACAACGAAAACCAGATGCAGAACAACTAATAGAGAGTCTTTTAAATAAAGATTTTCTTATTATAGATGAAATGGATGAGCAAAAAATTATCACCTATGGATCTGGTTGGCAACGAAAACTTCTTTTTCCCTTTCTAAAAGAGAGAATGGAATCAGTAAGGAAAAGTACTCTCTTTATTTCTAACCAAGATATCAGTAACATAGGAAATTACTTTGAAGGAGCTATCCAAGATTTGATTGAGAGAGAAGTTCCTGATCCTATGTACTTTAATGATAAATACTTTTTGTTTAAAAAGAAACTAGATGTCTCAAAATTATGGGATGACGAGGATTAATATGGGAATTGTTGTAGTGGGTGATATCCATTATCAAGAAAAAATGCCTAAGAAAGCTCAAGCAGAACAAGTAATTGACTTCATTTTTAATAACAAAGAATACAATAACTCTAATAATGTTTTGTTCCTTCTAGGGGATCTTGTAGAGAACGTTGAAAGTCCTCATGAAGTCTTAGGTTATTTTGTCAATCTATTCCTTAATCGTGCTGAATTTGAATGGGTTTACATATTACAAGGCAATCATGACGCTTGTATCACCTCTTCCCTTCTCTCTGTGTTTAAACCTATTCAAAATATCACAATTATTCAAGAACCCACAATCGTCAATATCCATAATAAAAAGATACTTGCTCTCCCCTACTACTATCATGAAGGAACTTCCCTTCCTCCTATGATTGAAAATTATTCTTCTATCCTAAAAGATATTTATTCAAATCAAAGTTTTGATTTAGCCTTTCATCATGTTGAAGATGAGACTGAACATTATGGTAAGAAATTTTGTGATCTATCATGGGTAAATACAAAAGACTGGCTTTGTGGTCATATCCATACTTGCTCTCTTCAGAAGGGAGGGAGATACCTTGGGGCTTGTACTTTAAATTCCTCTACTGAAAAAGGTAGACAACCTTATATCGCCTATGTTACTGACGCACCGGGGTATAAACTTATTCCTGTTCCAAAAATTCTTGACTATTATACTGTAGATTACCCTAATGAACTTCCTGATATTACCACTCCATATGCTCTTTGGATGGTTACTAATTCAATAGATAAAGAAGAAACCATTGCTTACTATACCAAGAAAGCCAAAGAGAAAGGACAAGATTTCTTCTATAGAAAGATAATGCAGAAAGCTTTTGAGAAGTTTGAAAGATCTAGTATTGTTAAACATGAAAAGACTTCTTTAATTGATGAGTTTGAAATCTATTCAAATAAACTAAATCTTTCTGATGAGGTATCTACTATCTGTAAATCACTTATTGCTAAGAAGTTTAGCAGTTAAGATCATGCACCATATCATCTATACATTTAGTAAGATCACCATTCATATGCTCTAGTGTTAGCTCCGCATCATGAATAATCATGTTAATAATCATGTATAGATATTCAAGACAAGTAGAAGCTCTATAGTCCCAAGTTAAATAGTAAGTGTCTACCAGAGTCTCATTAATGCCTTGTTTGCACATGTTCATATGCTCATTATTCCAATTGTTAAATTTAGTAATATAGACGCTAGGAACTCCCCTGATTCTTTGACCATTTATAAGTTCTATTTCTACAGACTCAGCTTCAGTCTCATACTTCTTTATAATACGATTAAGAACTTCAGGAAAATCAGAGATATTACTACCTTGTCTTTTTTCTATATCTTTAACAAACTGTGTTAGTTCTTCATCAAAACTTCTAAAAACGCACTTATGTAAGAAGGCAATATTGATAAGATCTTTATTAGTAAAGGCGTCTTCCTTATGGTAGAATTGCATTGTCTCAGCATTGGTTAGCAACCTGAAAACCTTGTGATTAAGTAGGCTTAGTCCTTCTTCACTTTTCTTAGCTGTTCTATCTTCACTAAATTTAATAGTAGTTCCCTTACTAGTGATTGAAAGGGGTTTTAGTTTGAGAGCCTTAATAAATTGGTAAATACAAAACATTATAAAGACAAATAAACCACCGAGTAGAAGGATATCAATAAGCTTGGTGAGAGGGGCTTGGGATAGCCATGTAGTGAACCAAGAGGTTGTTGCTGTTACAGTGTTGTTCATAAATCTCTTTCCCTTTATTTTCTTTTAGAGTCTTCTATTACTTTCTTTATGAAGTATATAGCAATAAAAACAAGTAAGGAAATATCTACAACAGATTCAATTATTTGTGCTCCTGTAATTGACTCATTTGTAAATTTTGCACTTTCAACCCCATAAAAAAGAAAGGAAATAAAGAGTAAGGAATTAATAATGAAGAGTTTAAAATCTTCTTTACGGCGCTTTCCGTAAAGCCTCCATTGGATCAGGTGTTCTATTCCTACCATCAAAAGTTCTATTGCGATGATTAGGTATATTAGAAATTTAGTCATGTTTTCCTTCTCTTACTTCCTTTAAATAGTTACTTCTTTTAAGAATATTTTTTTTAAGAAGTACAAAAATAATGGCAATCATATGCTTATCAAAGAAAGGATATTTGATGTCTCTATCATAAGGATGAGTAGAAGGCTCTGTCTGTGTTGGTGGCCCATAGAGACAATTAAATTTTAATTGCATAGGGTAAATTCTATAGTAGTTATCTAAGTTAATACCTAATACTTGAGCGGCATAGTCACCTACTGAGTAGTAGGGGGCAACTCTCTTATTCTTTTTTATCCAATCTTCAACAGCTTTTTTAACTTGTTTTGCATTTCTATTTTTACTTTTTGCAAACTTTTTTGTAAGTTCTCTTTCTGTTTCTTCATAGATCATCTTTACCATTCTTTGAGGTGGTTTAACAAATTTTTTATATGATCCTACACGCCAAACTATCTTAGAATTCATAGAGAATTCTTTGTTCTTATCCTTCTGTAAAGAGATAATACAATTATATTCATGACTAACCATAGTCTGCTTTTTTGCAGTTCTTTTTATTAACTGTGTGTAAGGTTTATACTGAGGGTAAGATACAGAAACAATGGTTAGTCTTTCATCTGGAATTGAAAATTCACCTTTTTTATTTTTAGAGTAGGTTAATCTTTTAATAATTTGAATCTTAGTAGGTACAACATCTCTTTCACTATAAGTGAATCTATTTCTTCTTGTATCCCAAGTATAGAGAAATACTTGTTTAATAGTAGGTGTTGCTGATGTGACAGTTACTGACATTAAATATCTCCTAAATGTAAAATTCTAAAGTAGGATAAAACAGCAGTTAATATAACAAAGAATAGAGTAGTAGTACCAGAACCCCATCCAAAGCCTTTCCAAAAAGCTTTATTAAGTTCAAACTTTAATTGGGGAATTACAACAGTTTCTAGGTCAGTTACTCGATCCAATGCTTTGGTTAATTTGAGAGTCAATTCGTCCACCAATCTCTTGGATTCGTCCAAGTTCTTTAAGGCCGAGGTCAACGAATTCGAGGAGCTTTGTAAGGATGTCTCCAATGTCACTACTTGTGCTTGTGATGCTTGTAAATCCTGTTGTGATTGTTCCAATTGCTTGGTTAAGTTCTGAACTATCTGCTGAGAGTTGTCCAAGAGTAATTTCAAGTTCTTTAACTCGTCTGCTGTAGCTATCAACTTGTTCTTGTAATCCTCTAATAAACTCAAGGTCTGCTGATACTCTATTTTCAAGGCTTGTAATTCTTGTAAGGTATTGTTGTAGCTTTTCTGTAATTCCGCTGATATATTCTTGGAGTTCTCCAATTCGTTTTTCAAACTCTGCAAGCTTGAGTCTACTTGCGCTAATTTGCTCTGCAAGCTGTTTGCTATATTCTGTAGATTCTGATAATCTTCGGTTTGCTTCTGAAAGCTGAGCTTTAATGTCTCGTACTTGTTCAATGCTTCTTGTAAGAGTTTCTTTTGCTGTTCTAAGATCATCTTCAAGTTTTCTATTGGATTGTTGGAGTTGCTTATTAAGTTCAATGGAATCTCTGAGTTGAGTGGATATAATGGTAACATCTGTTCTAAGTTGTTGGATGATGTTGTTATAGTTTCTTGAGGATAAATAGAAGAAAGCCCCAATGGTAGCACACCCAAGAAGAAAGCTAATAATAATGGTAATAACAGTTTTCTTTTGAGAGGTAAACCAGTCTTTAATCTTTGTAAGAAACTCATTCATTTTTATCCTTCTTCTTGCTATTATCCTTATCAATTAAACCTTGTACTCCTACCCAAGCACCAATAATAATAGCTAAAAAAGGAAAGAGGGCGGGCATCCAAGAAGGCTCAAATTTTGAAGCCATAGACCAAATTGTAAGAGTTGAAAGTAAGACCATACTCCAAATAGCCACAATGAACTTTCTACTTTTAAGTTTAATATCTATCATAAAATTACCCCTTAAACTATAACATGCCCCCACTTAGTAGGAGAGTTAATTGGCTTTACAGATTTCATAAAAGTGTCATGATCCATCTCAATATTATATCCACGTACACTTTTATACCCAGTATGATAGTTACCCCAAGGGTCAGCAATAAGAAATTGATCTTCCAGAATACCCATAAGGACAATAGCATGTCCATCAATTTTCATCTCCGGGAAATATACTGAAGTCATTATAGCTTGTCCTGCCTTTATCCTAGAGATATAATCCTCATAGGTAAGATTTGTTTTGAAAGAACTTACTTTTTTTCCACATACAATAGGAGCTAAATAATTGGAGTAGCAACCATGCAACTCGTTAGGAGGAAGACTCTGCTCAGGGAAAACATCATTATAAGCCCAAGGATAGTTTTTATACGCATACTCTTTCGCTTCAGGAGTGTTAAGTAAAGACATAAAGTAATCATCATCTGCATAAGTAGATGGGTTTGTATAAGGAGTTTTGTTAGCCTTTAGGAACATTACATATGATGTTGGCATACAAGCTCGGGATGGATGAATTGTATTATTTCTTTGAGAATAGTAATCGTCTGGTTTCAAATTTATAATTTTCATTAGTATCTTCCTCTAATAGTAAAAGATGAATAATTGTTAACATTTATTGGAGTCTTATCATCAGTAAGCCTCTTAGCAATATCGTTAGGTTGTTTTAGATCAGAAGTAGAGAATAAGCAACGTCCCAAATTTTTGTCCCATTTGTAAATATATTGATCTTTATATTTACTTTCTACATAATTAGGAGTATTAAGACTACATAGAGTATTATAAGCATTAGCTCTAACAAGCCCCCATACTCTTAAATCTCCATAAGGAACTGAAACAACTACCTTCCAGCGAGTACAATCATAATCAGAGAAATACAATGTACCATCATCTACCTTTCTCCCTAATGAAACAAAATCCACATCTCCTGAGTAGGGATTAGGAATAACTGTGTTCCAATTTATAGAAAGTCCTGTAGCATTAGCTAATTGATTGTTTACTCTACAGAGTCTTACTGAATTCCCCCCTAAAGCATATTTTTGACAAACCCAAAGTGTTTCTCCATTAGAAACAAAAGGACAATTGCTTATTGCTGTAAGTAAATCATCATTCTCAGATACAGTTACAGGGTAATCAACTCCATCAATGGATATAGTAAAAGTACCAGCAGTGTGGTTAGCAATATAATTAAAAGCTGAATTAGTAAAATTTATTGTTAATTCTTCTGGAAAAGCTTTTTCACCTATAGAGGGATCTTTGTTAGAGTTAAAGGCAATACCAACATTTCTTTCACCACCCCAACTACCCGGATCAACATTCATACTACCTAGAAATGACCAACTACCATTAGGACTTGCACTGTAAGCTTGGATAACACAACGATTATCAGTAGCAAGTACACTAAGAATAGTCAAAGAAACAGTAGCCTCACTACCTGCCAAATATATAGAATAGCCATTATCCATAATGACATTATTATATTTTACTCGACAAACCGCTTTGTGAATATTATCAGGGGTAACTAGATCATCAACAGCAAAAGACATTATCTCACCTTTATCCTATTTGCTCCAACTACTACAGCAATAATTCTTTCAGGATGGAATATTTTTGTAAAGAGATTAGCTTTAACTAAAGAGCCATCCTTTCCACAAGTTAGAGCAGTACCTACCTCATAAATAAGGGGTATATTTAAGAAACCTCCTACAGCAATAGGAAGACCTTTTCCATCTCCTGCAAGGAAGGAATACTGGTCAGAAGTAATACCAATAATTCCCTTCTGAGCGTAACTGCTACTTAATTCAACTTTTCCATTTTTCTCAACATAAACTTTGCCATATTTAATTTCATCTACGAGGCAGTTAAATACATCTGCGAAGTCATTACCAACAGCACCTTTACATTTATTAAAATAGCCATAGTTGAATCTATTACTATCAGTTCCAATATCAAAGCTAGACCCCGAAACAACCGCAGGTACGATATTTTTTGTAGTTATAGTACCAGAGAAAGAAGATGCTCCCGCAGAAATTCCTGTAGATGAAAGAGTTTGAACAGAGAGAGCACCATTAAAAGAAGCAGAACCATCGTCTGCAAATACAAGAGACTCTATAGGTGAATCTTTATGTTTTATATTTGTTACTTTAAAAGTAGTAGTAGATAGAATTCCTGTAATTGCTAGAGTACCAGCTACTGTTCCATTCTCTGTAATTGCTAAAGTTTTTCCTGTTAAAATTCCTTCAGTAGCAGTAATATTTCCAGTATCAGAAATGATATTTTTTACATTAATATCATAGCCAAAAGAAGCTTTTCCATCTGCTAAGAAAGTAAGAGAGTCACCGGAAGAACTAGCATGTTTTAGTGCAGTGACTTTAATAGTAGGAACAGTAAGCAAGGTGGTAATAGCTAGGTTAGCAAGACTTCCATCTTTAGCGGAAATATCTGCAAAAGCATTGCCCACTTTATTTCTCACATAAAGAACACCATTATTATTTACTAGTCGAACTGCATTTTCATTATTAGTATCAATAGTAAAGTAAGAATTAGAAGTTCCCATTGGTAAGCCATTCATGAAATTACAAGGATGTAGATATTCAATATCATCCCCTCTTACATAACCTGAGTTCTCACTTGTTCGGGTAACAATAGCAATAGGAAGATACTGATTATTAAAAGGATTTAGTACTGGGGTAGAGGTATATTCTGCTCCCTCTTCAATAAGGAATGTCCCATCATCTTTAATATAGAGAATATCTTTTCTACTCTTTCCTGCGGTTATGGTTGTAAATTCAGAAGTATACTGAGCAGTAGCAAATACAACTTTTTTCCCATTGATAACAGCAGTTCCGGGGTATACTTTAAGCTTTTTACTTGTTAGACCAGCAGGGGAAAGAGGAACAGTAGGGAGAAGAGACTCAACTTTAAAAGGAGGCTTATGACTTAAAGTTTCATAATAGTAATTATAAGACCAATCTTTTAGGTTATAGTTTACATAATTAGTAGCCAATAGTTTAGCACTACCATCTAGATTTACTCTTCCAAAAATAATATCATTACTGGTTAATTCACTATCAGCAATATTATTGAAACTCATGAAGTTATTTTCATCATCACTCCAAACGAAATTTCCGACAATAAGTGTTTTATTGACATTTCCAGCTAGAGTAATGGTTGCAGACTCTGTAGTTTGAATACGGACACCCATAGCAGGATATCCAGAAGGAACATCAGCAGGTACTTCAACATAAGCAACGAAAGGGCTTAATGAAATAGTAGAGTCATCAATTCTGGTTATTTCTCCCCCTTCATAGATACCATGTGAGGCTAACCTATAGTTTACCCTATTAAACTTTTGACCAAGGGCTTCTTCTTTATAATCAAAAAAGATAATTTGTTTTCCGTTGTCTATGTTATTGCTCATCGTTAATCCTCATAGAAATAGTTAGGTTGGTAATTTTCTAACCATAATATTAGTGGCTAGATAATCATTGATGGAATGAAATTCAATAGGGGGGAAAGTACAGTAAATCAAAGCACTGTGATTTTCATCCTCTAAAGCTAATTCAGTAATTCTAATAGGTTGTTCAATAATATCTTGGTAGATCTTATAGTTGGCAATAAAGACTTCATTCAAAGTAATATTGGAGTACTTATAGTAATCAAAAGAAACAACTATAGAATCTTGCAAAGGTAAAGAAGTCCCTACTGTATTTAAAGTAAGTAATCCTGAAGCATGGTCTAAGGTAGAGTTTATTAAGTTACTACCAACAATATCACTCTCTCCTGAATCTGTAGCGAGAAAGTAATAACCATTAATTTTATAATAAACTTTTACAGATCCCGGTACTATATCAACTTCAGTATTACCAAGAGTAGCAAGTAAATTAAAAGAAACATTTGTAGGTGTACCTTCTAAGGTATAGCTATTATCGTAGGAGAAAGTATTAAAGAATTTTACTAGATATTCCCCTGTGTTGTAATCGATAGTACCAGAGAGATAATCACTAGTAAGATTTCCATTACCATCATCTTTGAGACTCTGAGATTGATAGTTTCCATTTAAAAATCTTCTGTAAGAAATATTAAAAGTTTTAGGAATTATATTTTTATATCTTGTAACTCCTGTTCTTACTTCTGTAGTTCCTACCTCTTGCTTTTGAAATAGTATTTCATCATTTACAGTAAGGGCAGGAGCAAAAGTATTGATACCAATCCAAGAGGAATCTTCAAACTTTTCTTTATCAGCAATAGGAAATCTAGCAAGGGGATTTTTTAAACTAGCATTTAGTGTCATTGTATTAGTATAAAGTTCTCCTCTTTCTTCCGAAGAAAGAGTCTTTTTGGTTAGGCAGACATTACTTATCTTCCCTGTAAAGCAAGAACTTAATTTTGGTACAAAGGCATTGTTATCATCAAGATAAGCTCCCATTACTGTTTGAGTAGGAGTATTAAAAGAAGTCATTCCTACAATCCCACTGCCTTCATTATAAAAGTCTTTAATTTCATCATCGACATAAAGACTTGCTATGTTGTTAGTCATATCAAAAACAATGTTTACAAAATGAGGGCCAGCAACAAGGTTATCTACGTTAAGTATGGGGGAGATAGATCTATCATAATAGACTTTTAAACTTGTATCACTACATGTGATTTTTATTAGCCCACAATCATAGATGCCACACTCTTCTGAAGAAGAGTCTGTATTATCAAACCAACCAATCCAAGATTGATCTTGTCTAGTAATTGTTCTCTTTGCAGTAGCAGAAGTGACTACATAGGTATTTCCATCAAAAGTAACTTCTTGTCCAAACATCCCACTTGTCTTTTTTAAGTTGCCAACAACAGTAGCATTATAAGGAGTAGGAGCTAAATCATACATAATTGTATCTGGACTAGTTAAAGAATATAGCATTACTATGTTTTCTTTGGATGTAGCCAGTGGAGTTCCTAGAATATCTTTAGTAGTATGATCTGGAATATATTGAGTACCTGTTCCTACGGAGATAAACTTTATAGCAGAAAGAGAAGGTACACCGTCAGCATGAATGGTAGTATTAGTTTTTAATTTTAAAAGAGGAACAGTATATACTTCAGAAGTATTGAATTCATCAAAAGAATTATCAGAGGGAACAGCAAAATTTATAGAGCATCCTACATGAGGAATAGCCCCCATTGAGGCATTATAGTCAACTGCTTTCTCAAGATATTTAAAATAATCTTCTGTAAGTAAAAAATCTTGTTGATTAGCTGTGATTGCCTCTTTAATATACACTTCTATACCAAGATGCTTTGTTAATATTTGTTGATATTTCCCATCAAGGAACCAGTTTGTGGTGGGGTTAATTGATGGTTTTTCATCAAGTTTTCTTATAGGGTTACTGTCAAGAAACACAATTTGATTGACAAGACTAGAGTAGTTTTTATCAGGAGTTACAGAATAAAAAGGAAGAGTAAAATCTGAGATAGAGGTATAAGCAGTAATAATGCTTGACCACTTAACCATCTTAATCATCTTATCTGTATTATATAGGAAATTATAGATGTCTCCTGAATACCCAATTTCTCTTATGGGGATAGTATATCCTGTGTAAGTCCCTTTATATTTTATCTTTATAGGTATGGAGAGTAATTCTTTAACAATAAAATCAAAAGAATCATCTAAGATTAAATTTGGTTCATATCCATATTTCTCAGCTAGTAATAGTAAGTTAGAAATAAACAGCTCACTTGTATCTAAAGTAGGGTCAGAGCTAACAACAACATCTCTACTCATAGCTAAAATATCTTTTTGATATTTAGTCAACTCAATAAATTTGAGTTGTACATCTAACTCTTCAGCGATAGCTTCAATAAATTGAGGCCATAGGTTGTCAATCTTCAAAGCAGAGTGTAACTTTCTAATTATACTATCATAAGGTCTTGACATTAGGGATTCCTTATTGTAATAACACAACTGTCATAATCTAAAATATGTTTCCTATCAGTAATAATAAGATCAAGGGAATCACAAGCATACACTATTTTTATAATAGAATTCTGAGTAATAGTACCACTAGTAGCAACAAGACTTACTAAACCAGTAGAAATATTAACTGAACCATTAATAATAAAATCAGAACCGTAAGGAACAATCTTATCTAATGAGTTTCCTTGAGCACATTGAATGTAAGTTCCATTAACCCCTTCTTTTATATAAACTTTAATTGAAGAAGATTTTATAGGAGTGAGAGGTAATGTAACTGAGGCTCTACTAACTGTCCCTACTTCAGAAAAGGAAAATTCTTTGTATGAAGTGATATTGGTAAGGTGGTTCCTAATACCAGTAATACCATCAATTAGAGACATAAGATCAGAATAGTATATACTCTCATAGAAATCCATATTACTAATATCATATGTTTCTTGAAGAAGACTAGTAATTCTTTCACTAAGGTAAGAAGGAGTATATGAAGTATTCTGAGCAACAGCATTAACATTAAAGATTAGTGGAATTTTTTCTATGTCTTCAAAAGTTATAATGGTTGTAGGATCACATTTAGGATAGATCAAATCAAGAATAGTTGTTTCTAAGGCAGATCCTTTAATATTTTCATAAAGGGGGGCTGTACCAAGAGCGGCAATATGAACTACATTTTCTTTAGTAGGAATGAAAGACCATCTATCTAGATTGTTATCTTCAAGATATTCTTTGGCTCCCCATACATTTACTTTGGTAATTAAATTACTAGCCTCTTTATTAATAGTTGTTATAAAGTCAGGGAGAGTACTTGCACGATCCCCTGCTTGTACAATTTTTGGGCCTTGATTACGAATTTGCTCTAGAGAGGGATAATCCTGCCCTCCTGAAATTGGGCTAGGGTTTCTACAATATAAGTCAACGATAGTACTCTGAGTATCAGTTAATTGATTTTCTACAGAGGTAATGGAATTAATGAGAGTGACATTTCCTTGATAACCTAGAGTAGAAATGTATCTAAAGGTGACAGTCTGACCTGACTCAAGTTTCTTTCCAAAAGATCCATTACCAAAACGAAGGATAACTTTTGAAAGAGTAGGATCAGTATATACTTGGTAAACCTTTTCATTCTCAGAAGCATTGAAGATATTATCAATAGCAGTCCAAGCCTCACCATTTACAAAAAGATCAAATAAACTATTTTCAACACCAGAGTCTACAACAGTATAAGTCTCAAATATATCTCCTGCCGCAGTAAAGGTACAGGACTTAGCTTCTCCTTGTCTTACTACAACATTAACTTTCTCATCAGTAGAAGCTAGAACAGAATCTTCTATAGCGCAAAAAGGTATATTTCCATTAGAAAATTGTGTGTATTTAGGGATAGAAACATTATATGGATGTGAAGCATTAAAAGTTTCACTGGAAGAGACTTCAAGAATACCTTCAGCCCCAATCTTTCGGGGAACAGCATAGTTAAGAGAAGGTGCCTCTGCTAATAGAGAACTTTTGTTTCTTGCTAGTGACCACCAGTTCTCAAAAGTATAGTATTCTTTTGCTTGCATCTCATAAGCAACTTCCTGTACAATAGCCTCTATAAGATGAGTAACTGCTCCTTGAGCAAGGCCATTAGACCACTCTTCCTTTTGGGCTAAATTTGCTACCACTCTATTTTTAATGCTATCAAAATCATACGCTATAGGCATTATTAGTATCCCCTATCTCTTATATTGACATAGGTATTTAGACCTATGTTTAATGTTTCATTATATCCAGTAAGGATGATTAACCAAGAAGATTTCTCTTGGTTTGGAATTACTTGTAGATCTTGCACTGTAATAGCAGGAACAAAATCATTTTCAAGTCCTGTAATGATTTGTTTTCTAATACGTTCAGCATTATCTGGTGTTACTCCTTTACCAAGAAAAGGAATAAGATATCCACCAGATATACTTCTAACTTTTTCTCCTCTTGCACTTGATATCCAAATCTTAAAAGCTTGAGCAAGAGCGTCACTATTTTCTATTGTATCAAGATCCCCTCCATTAGTAAGTTTTTTTGAAAGAGGGAAATCTTTATATAAGAGTCTTTTATTTAAATTATTCTCATTCTGTGACATGCTATAATAGTTAAGTACATAAATAAAAAAAACCTCTGATGGTATAGCATCCACCAGAGGTCACTACAAAAAAAAGGGGGTTTATTACTCTTTCTTGAAGAAGGGGAGCAGATAGCCAATTAGACCACCAGCAATTTTTTCACCCTTAAAGTAATCCTGCTTGAGGGGCTTGAAAGAAAGGTCTACTTCTTTGTCGAGAAGTTCTTCCATTGCAACCCTAAACTTGGGGAAGTTCTCACCTGTGGGAGAAACAAACTTACCTGTGTACTGAGCTTCTTCAGGCTTACTAGGATCAGGAACTTTACCATATTCCTCAATGAGAGCATTCTGCTTTTTTACATACTCACTGTTAGCAACATTGGTATCTTCCATGAGAGTTGCAAGGGCAAAGCCAGCATCAAAAGAAGTAACAGTTTCCATTGCTCTAGCGGCGGCTTCTCGTCCCTCAATAATTGTCTTCAGTTTCATAAAAAATTCTCCTTATAAATAATTCTTAGACTTACTTATATATAGTAGCATCTCTCAAAAGATTGCTTTTTTAGTCTGTGTAATGAAAATTTTTATAGGGAGGAAGAGTTAAAAGGTGTTCATAAGCTTGTTTGGTATAGTTCAAAGGACTATCAGGATCAAGTTCATGATTATATCTTTTAGTAATAGACCCATCAATGCAGATATACTTTCGTTTTTCACCTTCTAAGTAATAAAGATGTACACCTATAGAGTCTATACCTTCAGTGATACTTAAATTTACAATTTCTAAGAAAGCTTGAACTTCGATTCCATCTTTTGTTACAATTGTACCTGTTAATTTCATTATTCAACACCTAAAAGTTTTGCCAAAATAGTAGCTGGTTCATCAATCATCTGACGATGATCTTGAACAGAGAACTTCCACCAATACTCTTTAGCCCCAATATGGATTTTAGTACCAGCATGATAGTAAAAAGGTGGGACTTTTGTTACAAGGTCATTACCATTTTTTATTTTAAAACCATTAGAGATTCTTTTAGCAAAGGAGTCTCTACCTGCTTTATTCCAAACTTTTGCACCATCAAAGTCAAAACAATGAATTTCAATTGGATTTTTATTATAGTCAATGTCCACTGCGGCGATAGAGGATACACCACCACCCATACTAAAACCTGTAACAATAATTTTGTCAGAAGTAATCATACCTAAAACTTTATCCCTAATTCTCATCCAACCATCAAAATATCCAGTATGTACTCTAATTTTAGAATCAGATCTAGCATAATCAGGTCGTTTCCATTTTTTGAACCAGAAATTAAAGTTAGTTTTCCAATCTATTCCTTCACTAGAGTAAAAAAAATTAACAATTTGGTAATCATCTTTTATAAATACATAAGTGTCAATACCACTTAGTTTATCTCTAATGTGAGTACTTTCTCTTTTTAGAGACTGTAAGTAGGCTAAAGCCATTAGATTTTTATCAACTTCCATAGTATAATAGTTATTAAATTATAATAATTATTATAAGTGTCTCTAAAGAAAAAAAAATTCTTTATAAAAGAATGAGTATAAAATCTTAGATAAAACTAGATATTATAGTTTTATCTTAAAAATACATTAAAATTTTGTTAGTAACCAAGTAATAAATTTAAATGTAGATCTAATTGGTGAACCGCGACCGTCACTGTGGTTCTGAAATAGAAATATTTACTATCTCACAGTATCTGTCAACGTCTGAGTCGTCCGGTTTCTTAATCGTCCCTTTTAGTTTCACTTGTAACTCCTTATCCTACCAATGGCGTATTGCCCATCTTTCCAAACGCGCTAATGCAACAAATATATGCCGTGCCAGGGCCAAACTGTTCTAGCCTATACGTTCCGACGCCTAGATGTACAAATACTGGAGAACTGCTTTGTCCACCTGTCGCATAACTATAGTACGTTCCCGCCCACTTCATCTTGAGTCTAGCCTCTCCATCTACATCATTTGAATATATAGCACAAACACAAGGGCAAACAACAGAAAATAGTCGTGCAGAAGATGCGGTAGCTGTAAAGCTTTGTATTGTAGCAGAATTTGTTAGAACGTTGGCCGCATCTAATAAAGTCTGAATCTTTAGATAGCCTATATAGGCTGTAACATCGTTCTCTGCAGTATTCTCGCCTATATGTTTGGCGTATAGAGTTAAATAGCGATTGCTACTACTTCCTAAATTGTAGGTTCTGTCTTCAAAAGGAATCACATTTTTAGTCATCACTACAGCGACACCTGTTACATCTATATTACCTGTGTAGCTATAGGTTTGAGAATTAAAGATTATAGTAGGCGTGCCAGACGTATGAGAAACGCTAATGTAATAATCTATATCACCAGAGGGCCGTTTAGTCCAAGAACGTATAACAGATTTAACAGTCTTACCATTGAATGTGCCAGTGGCGCTATAAGAAGCGTTGAGGTCTAAGGAACTACAGTGTGTCACCAAAGAAGACCCGGCCCAAGGGGCAGTGGGTGCTGTCCAGTTCGCTAAATCCGCCGCAAGACGCGTAGCAAAAAGATCGTTTTCTATGCTTCCACCAAAGAAGCTGCTTCCCGTAATCATAGCAGAACGGGATTTAAGATTTCCGTCGGAAGATACGGAGAACGGCGCATCCTCAAAGGCTGTGGCACCGGCCCAAATTCCCGCCCCTGGTTTCATCTGGACGCGAGTGGCATCGGTTCCGGCATAAAGACCTTCCGTACCATCAATTGAGAACCCTGCTACAGAGCCAGATATAGCCTTTAGCAATCCCGCAGGAGTTACCGAGAACTCTGCATCAGCGAAGGTCGCGGAGCCAAGGTAAATGCCATTAGAGTCGGCTTTGAAAATCGCTTCGCCCGAGCCGATGGAAATTGTTCCGCCAGAGAGCGCCCCAGTGAAGGTTCCACCACCATTGATAGTGAGTGTTCCACCTGTAAAGGTTAATGCAGTCCCTAAACTAAACCGGGTATTAGCACCGTCCAAATAAATAGAGTTGGCCGTATTATACCCATCTGCGGAACCAAGGGAAAGTATACCGGAAGCATAGAGTCTTGCATTAGTAGTGGATAATGCTGTAGCACTTAATGACCAACCCGCAACTAAACCGGAAGTCGCTGTTAATGCACCTTCCGCTGTAACCTTGAATGTATTGGAAAGAGAAATACCGGAAGAACCAAAATAGAGTGTATTAACAGTATCGAAAGCTCCAGTATATAAAGCAGAACCAGAAAGGGTGAATCCACCAATATTTCCATCAGGTGCAGAGAGCGTTCCCTTGAAGAGCGCCGAGCCGTCAGTCTTGAGCAAGAATTTCGGGGCGGCGATATAGCCCGTGGAACCAAGCACCATGCCTGTGGTGGTGTAATCTGTCCCATCACTTGTGCCAGAAAGATTAGAGGAATAAAGTTCTGCTGAGTCAAAAGCCCATCCTGCTATTCTATTGTAGACATCACCAGAAGTTGTTTCTGCACCAAGTGCAAAATACTCTCTTGCAGACTGGTCGAACATCGAAATACCAACGTATGGATTGCCTGTACCATCAAGTTTTACGCCAGAAGCGGTAGTCATTACGCCAAGATGGAGTGCTATAGCTGGCCCGCCGTTATTAAAATAAATACCAAATCCTTGGAGTTTATTAGCACCATAAGTCCATGAAGCTTGGGACGTTCCCTCTGTAACGGAAGACCAGCGCATAATAACATTATCTGCACGTCCTATTGTAGTAAATAGTACCTTTGAAATAGAGTTAGAATCGACTAACCAACTTCCTATATTTGCGTTGGTTGC